ATGATGATCAAATTGATGACTTAGTTGATGATGCCATTCAATATTTCAATGAGCGCCATTTTGATGGTGTTGAGAGGATGTTCCTCAAATACGAACTACAGCAAGAAGATATTGATAGGGGTAAAGCGAGTGGAACTAGTGGTGTTGGTATCGTAACTACGACTGCAGATGCAACAATCGTTGGTGCTGCAACTACATTTAGTTTCTACGAGACTTCAAATTTTATTCAAGTTCCAGATTCTGTAATTGGAATTGAGCGTATATTTAAGTTTGATACTAGTAGCATTTCTGGTGGAATGTTTAGTATCAAGTATCAATTATTTTTAAATGACTTGTATTACTTTAACTCGGTAGAGTTATTGCAGTATGCAATGACAAAGAGTTATTTGGAAGATATTGATCACTTATTAACTACAGATAAGCAAATAAGATTTAATAAGCGTCAAGATAGAATGTATCTTGATATTGATTGGAATGCACAAAATGCTGGAGATTTTCTAGTTATTGATTGTTATAGGGCACTAGATCCAGCATCATTTACTCAAGTTTATAATGATAGTTTTGTTAAAAAATATTTAACTGCACTAATAAAACGCCAATGGGGACAGAATCTATTAAAGTTTAGGGGAGTTAAACTGCCAGGTGGTATTGAACTAAACGGCAGAGAGATTTATGAGGATGCTGAAAGAGAATTAGAACAACTCAAGCAGACAATGATGCTTGAGCATGAATTACCACCTCTCGATCTTATCGGATAATGGCACTAAATCCCTTTTTTCTTCAAGGAACACAATCCGAACAAAGATTGGTTCAAGATTTGATAAATGAGCACCTAAGATTTCATGGTGTTGATATAACTTATATACCTAGAAAAGTTTTAAATCAAGATACAATTTTTAATGAGATTGAATTATCTCAGTTTGATGATAATTATGTTATTGAGGCATATATTAATACCTTTGAAGGTCATACTGGTGCTGGAGATATTCTAACTAAATTTGGAATGTCTTTGAGGGATGAATTAACAGTCACAATATCAAAAGAAAGATTTGAAGATTTCATATCACCATTTTTAGACGCATCTGATGATACCGAGATTGCTCTTGCAACACGCCCAAGAGAAGGTGATTTAATTTATTTTCCACTAGGACAGAGATTATTTGAAGTTAAGTTTGTAGAACATGAAGATCCTTTTTACCAATTAGGAAAAAATTACGTATATCAACTTAAATGTGAACTCTTTGAATATGAGGATGAAGTTATTGACACTTCAATCGAAGAAATTGATACTCAAGTTCAAGATGAAGGTTATATAACCACATTACAAGTAGTTGGAATTGGTGCTACCGCTACCGCAACTTCTGTTGTTGGCACAGGATATGTTAGACAACTATTTTTAAATAATGATGGTAGTGGATATACTTCTACACCAATTATTCAGTTTGATGATTCACCAGTTTCTGGTGGAACAGCAACAGCAGTTGCAATTACTACATCTATTGCTGGTGTTCGTTCTATAAAAGAAGTATTACTAACTAATGCTGGATTTGGTTATACAGTAACACCAAGTATTACAATATATGGTGGTGGAGGTGTTGGAGCAGCTGCTACATGCTCTATTGAAACCACTCAAAATGGTGTGCGTTCAATTGCGGTTAACCAAGGAGGATCTGGATATACTTCTGTCCCAACTGTAACTATTAGTGCTCCTTCCGCTGGAGCAGCAGGAACATCAACCATTGGTGCTGGTGGAACTGTAACTCAATTGACTTTAACAAATCCAGGTGCATCTTATGTTGTGGCACCAACTGTAACTATTGCTTCACCTGCAGGTGCTGGTTCAACTGCAACAGCAACAGCATCTATCGGTGCTGGTGGAACTATAACCACATTAACAATCACAAGTCCTGGTAGTGGTTATGCAGTTGCTCCAATTGTATCCATCTCTAATGCAGATGAATTCAAAGATCCATCACTGGCTACGGCGGTCGCTAGAGCAGAAATTTCTAGTGGTAATATAGTCACTGCTATTAGAATATTAAATGCAGGAATTGGATATGCTTCTGCACCCACAATTACAATTTCTGATCCACCATTAATTTCTGGTATTGGGACATATCAGTTCAATGAGATTATTACTGGTTCTAGTTCTGGAACCACTGCGAGAGTTAAAGAATGGGATTCTGATACAAATATTCTTAAAATATCTTATGTTGATGGAACATTTACAAATGGTGAATTGATTGTTGGTGCAGCATCTTCTGCAACATATGCGGCAGACTTTTATACCAATGATGATACATATGATAAATATACTGACAACGATTCTATCGAGACTGAGGCAGATCTCATAGTTGACTTCACAGAATCGAATCCTTTTGGTAATTATTAATGTTAGGCACCTATTTCTATCACGAAATAATTAGAAAAACAGTCGTTTCCTTTGGAACATTGTTTAATCAAATTTACGTGAAACATGATGATGCGAATGGAAATGTTGAGAGTGAAATCAAGGTTCCACTAGCATATGGTCCTGCTCAAAAGTTCTTGGCAAGATTAGAACAGCAAGCAGATTTAAACAGAGCAGTTCAAATTACATTGCCAAGAATGTCTTTTGAAATGAATAGTATTTCATATGATCCTACAAGAAAAGTTTCTGTAACTCAAACTTTTAAAGCAGTAGACGATAATAGTAGAATAAAAAAGGTTTATATGCCTGTTCCATATAACCTTGGATTTGAATTAAACATTCTTACAAAATTGAATGATGATGCCCTTCAAATTATTGAGCAGATTCTTCCATATTTTCAACCATCATTTAATATTACTGTTGAGTTGGTAGATTCAATCGGAGAAAAAAGAGATATACCAGTTGTATTAGATAATATTTCATTCCAAGATGATTATGAAGGTGATTTTTCTACTCGTAGAGCTTTAATTTATACTTTACAATTTACAGCAAAAACATATCTGTTTGGTCCTATTGCAGACAGCACGGATGGAATTATCCGTAAGGTTCAGGTCGATTACTATTCAGATACTGATAGACAAAAAGCGAAGAGACAGGTTAGATATACTGCCACCCCACAGGCAAGAAAAGATTATGATAATGATACTGGCGCACTAACAACAGAATCTATTGATCTCACCGAAACTGTAATTGAACTGAATGATACTTCTGGTATTGCAGTCAATAATAGAGTTATTATTGATAGTGAAATTATGAAGGTAACTAAGTTAACTAGCACTTCTATAACTGTTAAGAGGGCACATAGTGCAACGATTGCAGCAGAACATCGTAAAGGATCAAAACTCAATGTTCTCAGCACTGCTGATGATGCTCTCGTTGCACCAGGGGATGACTTTGGATTCAACGAAGATCTTGATTTCTTCGAGAGCGGAGCAGACTTTAGTCCAACCAGAAAAATTGATATCTAATTTATGTCTGACAAATTTGATTCTATCGATGATGCTCTTAACACTAAGTGTGAGATCGTTAAAACAGAAGGGCAACCTGCTGAACTAAAGGTTCCTGATAAGGGTGCTCAAGACCTCACAAAAGATTATGAATATACAAGAGCAAACTTGTATTCACTGATCGAAAAAGGTCAAGAAGCAATTAATGGTATTATGGAACTTGCCGGTGAAGGTGGGAGTCCTAGAGCATATGAAGTTGCAGGACAACTTATTAAAAGTGTTGCAGATACAACAGATAAGTTAGTAGATCTTCAGAAAAAAGTAAAAGATCTTGAAGAAGATTCTGGAACAAAAACAACTAATAATGTTACAAACAATGCATTATTTGTTGGATCAACATCAGATCTTCAAAAACTACTAAAGCAAGGTTTTCTAAATAATAGTAACTCAGACACTAATAATGAAAAAGTGTAAGCAGGGTTATTATTACTGCTATAAAGATAAAAAGTGTAAAAAGATTCCACTAGGATATCGCGTGGGTCTGGGTGGATGGCTTCGCCGTGAAAAAGAAGAAGAAAAGGAAGAGGAGACAAAAAAGAATGGGAATGGAAATGGTGCGAATGGCAATGGAAATGGGAATGGGGAGTCTAATGGGGGCTCTAATGGCGG